AACGGACAGGGAACAGCAGCGGCAGGCGTATTCTCTCTGCAACGAAGCACGAGCACACCACCAGCAGGCTTCACCAATTTTACTCGAATCACGACTACGACAGCCGATGCGTCTCCGGCTGCGGGTTCGGTCTATAATTTCCGGCACCAAATAGAGGGGAACAATTTGCAAGATTTTCAGTTTGGGGCAGCAACCGCGAAGACCGTCACGATTTCTTTCTGGGTAAGGTCGTCTTTAACGGGGACATTCTCGGGTGCATTTGCTAATAATGCGTTTAACCGTGGATACCCATTTACCTACGCCATCTCCGTTGCGAACACGTGGGAGCAAAAGTCTATTGCCATTGCCGGAGATACAACCGGGACGTGGCTTACTGACAACGGCATCGGTTTGCGGGTATATTTTGACCTAGGCTCCGGCTCAAACTTTCGCGGGACCGCCGGAGCGTGGGCAGCTTCCGGCCTTATCGGCGCTACTTCTGCTGTTCGCGTTATCTCGACGGTCTCCGCAACCTTCGATCTCACCGGCGTCCAGCTTGAAGTCGGCAACGCCGCGACCGAGTTTGAGCGCAGGCCGTTCGGGCAGGAGCTTGCGCTGTGCCAGCGGTATTACGCCACCAGCATCGAGACCGGAAAGATTGTAACTGATTTTGCTACAATCAATGCCAATGGATTAGGGGGTATCGTAGGCTTTTCAACCGCCGCAAATGGAGATTTGTTCGTGCCAATTAGGTTTCCGGTCAGCATGAGGAGCAACCCAACCCTGACGGTCTATAGCGGCGCAAACAGAACGGCGGGTTCAGTCCGCGACATGACTACCGGGACCGATGTGACCGGATTTAGCAACGGCGGCGCGACTTCAAATAATCAGGGAATTTCCTATATCACGGGCAGCACATTGACCGCAAATCGAGCCTACGGATTCCACTACGTCGCGTCCGCCGAATTCTGATCCAATGTCCGACACAAACTGGCGATCCTACTACGGGGACAACCCCGACACGTCCGACTTCGTGAATCCGCCGAATCCGCAGGATTATGATGACATCATGAAGTTCTCTCAATGCACGAACGTGCAGGTCACCGGGCGATTCGTCGCAGCCGGTTCCGAGAACTGCGTCGATGCGGTGCGCGGATCTAACTACAACTGGGACCTGTGCGAGACGCAGGACGGCGCAGGCGTGTCCGCGTTCACGATCAAGGGCAGCATCGACGGCTGGTGCATTCGTCAAAGCGTAATCGGTCACGGGCGACAAACGGACATCGAGCTGGGTCAGTTCGACAACTACTGGACGCCGAGACGCAAGCCGACGCGCAACGGTCTGATCGACGACTGCGTGAGCACGGACGGCAAGCCGATCCGCGTCACCTGCTGGAACGCCGAGAAGCCGGACGTGATCAACAGCGATGTCAAAATTCGCCGCGTGCCGTGGATCATCTGGTTTCCGTATTTCTGCTTCCGGTATTTGACGATTCGCAAAGGTTGATATGCTCGGCTTCCTTTCATCGGCACTCGGCGGCACCATTCTCGGCAAAGTTCTTAGCTTTGGAGACAAGTGGTTTGAGAGCTACACGCACCGCAAAAACGCGGAGGTAGACATCCTCAAGGCGAAGGCTTTGTCGGAGCTGAAGATCAAGGAAGAGGAACTCAAGGCGTTCACGACCTCGCAGCAGTCGGCGAACGAGGACTCGGTCGGCATCCCGTCGCAGGCTGCGCCGTGGGCGGCAAACCTTGCGGTCGTGGTGGATTCGTTCCGCCGCTTCACGCGTCCCGCTCTGACGTGGGCTCTCGCGCTCGTGATCTCGCTCCTCGCGTTCCGTGGCAATCTCGACCCGGTGACACGCGCCGCTCTCGTGTCCGATCTCGTATTCACTTCTGCGACCGCGCTCACGTGGTGGTTCGGTTCACGACCTAAGTCGAAATGAGATTCACATGAGCGAACAACAAAAAGACGCGGTGGCGCGGTGGCTTCCGACCCTTGTCGCAATCGCGGCAATCGTCGGCAATATCATGTGGCTCGGCGCACGCGCTGGCGCAATCGAGCAGCGGATCACCTACACCGAAGCAGCTCTCGGCCAGACCGTGAGCCGCGCCGAATATCAATCGGATCGAAGCGCGACGGCGAACCAGCTCGGAGACATGAAGACCACGCTTCGCGAAATCAACACGAAGATCGACCGATTGGTCGAAATGCGAAACGCACCAGCGCAACGCTGATTTGACAAAACCCGCTCCTGCGATGGATCAAGTCATTACATTTTCCGCTTCTTCCGGTGCTATTGATTCCGAAGCCGGGATCATTCGCGGCGTCTCTCTGATCACTCAGGGGCAGGCTCTCGGGCACGGCGTCATGATCGACGCGGTCACGCTCTCGCAGGTCAAGACGGCGGCGGAGCAATACGCGGGCGGGCTCAAGGTGAAGCTCGATCACTCGGGCGGCGCAGGCGACATCGTCGGCTATATCGACGCGCTCCGAATCGACGGCGAGAAGCTCCTCGGCGATCTGCATCTGCTGCAGTCCTCGCCGCACCGCAGTTACATCCTCGAAATTGCGCAGCGGATTCCTGACACGTTCGGACTCTCCATCGCGTTTTCTGGTCCTTCCGAGAAGGCGAAGGACGGCGTCACGACTTTGCAAAGGTGCTCTGAAATCTACTCGGTGGACCTCGTCAGCGAACCTGCTGCGAACCCGAGCGGATTCTTCGCGCGAAAACTGAAAGAACTTCAGGCGAGCGAAGTGGAAACGCCCGAAGCGAAAATCGAAATCGAACTACCTATGAATGACGAAATGAAGAAAGCAATCGAGGGCATGATCCAATCAGCCATGATGGCGATGGGTGACCGCGTCTCGAAACTCGAAACCACCGCTCTTCCTCCCGTCGAGGAGAAGCCTGCCGCAATGAGCGCGCAGAACGAAGTCGTGCAGCTCGCGGCCAATGCCGCTGCGCTCGCCGCGATCAAGGAATTTTCTAAGTCCTTCGGTGCGCCTTCTGCGCCCGTCGCATCGTCCGAAGCTCCCGCGCCCGTTCAGAAGGCGCAGAAGTTCGAGGACGTTGTCGCGGCCAAAGCCGTCGAACTCAAGGGCGACAAGTCTGCCGCGATCTCTTTCGCGATCAAGAACAACGCCGACCTTTACTCCGCCTACCGCTCCCGCGTGCAGGCCGGTGAACTCATCAAGCTCTAACCCTGAAACAACATGTCTACCTATTTCAATAACTCGGGCACGTTCGTCGCCAACGCTGCGATCACTGCCTTCCGACTCGTCTCAATCTCCTCGAACCGTGGCGTGGGCCTCGCTGCTACCGCTTCGCTGCCTGACGGCGTTGCGCTCATCGATGCCGCCTCGGGCGATCAGGTCAGCGTGCAGTTCCTCGGCGGTAACACCGTCAAGGCGACTCTGCTCGCCGGTCCTGTGACCGTCGGCGATACCCTGTTCTCCACCGCTAACGGGACCGTCGCAATCACCGGCACGATCACCGTGGGCAAATCTCTTTCCACTGCTTCGAGCGCCTCGACGATCATCGAGATGATTCCGAAGAATCTCTAACCCTTAGAATTTTCTTAACATGTATACGAATTCAGCTGCAATTTTCCGTGGCGACATCGCCGGTGTCGTTGAGCAGGCGAAGGACTGGGAGGCTGGTCTCATCGGCACCGCCGTGATGCCAGTGCTCAATGTTCCCGTCCGCGCCGGTCAGTACCCATCCTTCGTTCTGAAGGAGGGTCAGCTCCTCAAGAGCGACGTCAAGAACCGCGCGCCATACAGCGCCTACGCCCGTGGCACTCGCGCCTTCAATCAAGACACGTATACCGCTCTGGAGTACGGTTATGAAGAGGCCGTCGATGACACGGTGATGCTCGATGTGGCTCGCTTCTTCGACGCCGAGGTCATCGCTGCGAAGCTCGCGAAGCGCAAGCTGCTCCTCGCTCACGAACTGCGCGTCGCTGCTGCGATGTTCAACACGAACAACTTCACCTCGACGAACTCCGGCACCGCTTACACGACCGCCAATCTGGCGACCTTCGATGTCGGCGCGGACGTGCAAGAGGCTCTCGACCGTTTGCTCTCGAAGGGCGAGAGCACGACCAATGCAAAGGTCGTGATTCCTTACCCTGTCTGGACCCGGCTGCGCGCCTCCACGAAGTTCCAGAACCGCTTGCGTGGCACTGGTTTAAGTAGCGATACCATCCTGAATGCTTCCACGCAGGCGGCTGCTGAGGTGTTCGGCGTCGCCGAGGTGATGATCGGTCGCGCGTCTTATGACTCCGCTGCCGAGGGCGTCGCCTTCAGCGCCGCGAACGTGTGGTCGAACGACTACATCTGGGTCGGCAGCGTGACCGAGGCTTCCGCTGGCTTCTTCGGTGGTGGTGCTGGCTTTACCCTGAACTGGTCCGAGTATGGCCCAGTCATCGGTGTCAGCTCCTACCGCGACGAGGCGATCAAGAGCAACATCGTCCGCGCTTCGCACTACACCGCCGAGAAGGTCGTGAACACGAACGCCGGTCAGCTCATCGCAACGCAGTACAGCTAACGCTGGCCGCGATTGATTCAACTAGCCTCACGCCTTTACCGGCGTGGGGCTTTTTGCTTTGACCCTCCCGCGCGGATCTATTGACACGGATACGCAACACACAAACACAATGACCATTTCACTCTGCGTTATTTGCGGAAACGAGGAGCATCACATTCGCTCTCTGCTGGATTCTTTCAAAGGCTCATTCGATCAGCTCTCTCTCGTCCGCGCCATCGGCACGACACAGCCGGACAAGACTGAGCTAATCGCTCGCCAGTGGTGCTCAGAGCACGGCAAGGCGTTCGTTTTCAGCGAGTATCTCAACGGCGTGACCGCTCGGGCATGGAAGCACGTAGATTCGTTCGCACGGGCACGCAATCAGGCTTTCGCGCAGGCTACCGAGGCGTGGCTCGTTTGGGCCGACTGCGACGATCAGCTCGCGGAATCGGATGGCCTACGCGAGAGGCTCGCGGCGCTTCCGATTGACGTGTTGATGGTGCGCTGCCCTTACGATGTTCGAGGCACCGGCAAGAAGCTACCGCGCGAACGCTTCATCCGTCGCAGCGCGTTTCAGGAGGGACGGATCTGGCACCACGATGTGCACGAGAATCTCCTACTGCTGCCGAACGACCGGCACGAGGAATGGGCGACTCCGGTCTGGCACCATCTGCCGCAGGCGATCAAGCAGGACAATCGCAAGCGGAACCTCGCGATCCTCGGGAGGAGCGTGAACGAGTCTGCGACGCAGTACTTTTATATTCATCAGGAGCATTACTGCGCGGGGAATAAGTCGGCGGCGGAGCAGTTTGGGAAGATCGCGATCTCGTTCCCGAATCTCGACGACTCCTTCCGGTACGAGGTCTTGCTGAATCTAGCGCGGATCTCGGTCAGTCGCCGCGAGTCTCTACAGCTTGCAATGTCGGCGCACGGCGTGTTCCCGTGGTGCCGGGAGGCAATCGCCTCAATTATCATGCTCGCCTTCGAGCGCAACGACGGCAAGCGGGCGAGCTGGTGGGCGTCGCACATGCTCAAGCTGCCGGAGCCTGCGCCCGGTGACCGCCCGTGGACGCATGAGGCGAAGTGGTACGGCTGGGCAGGGCACGACCTAGCGGCTCGCGCGTTTCGTTTGGCCGGACAGACTGCAGACGCTGACGCTCTCCAGCTCGTTTACCACAAGCACACGCTCCCGGCTATTCTGCTGAACCAAAAGACGCTCGGCAACTCGACGAAGTCCGTCTCGTTTCGCGACGCATGGCTCGCGACGGCTAGCAGACCGGAGATCGTCGAGCACCGATTCGTGATCGACCCAAACGACGCCGAAACCGTTGCGATGTCGAAGCAGTTCCTGCACGAACTCGGCGCCGCGCGAGGACCAGACCGAGCGATGATCGTGCTCAACGTCGAGGACGGCATGATCCCGCCGCACGGCTGGGACGAGCGCGTGCTGGCGTCCGGCGAAATCCTGATCGACGCGACGAACATCGAGAAGATTCTCGGAGGTGCGAAGTGAGCGCGCCTCCAGCAATCGTCATCTGCACGACGAACGCGCGGTGCCTCGCGGTCATGAAAGCGTCAATCGCGGCCTACGTCCCGCGGCAGGTCGAGGTGATAATCTTCCGCAACGTCGGCGGCAGCTTCGGCGAAGCGTACAACTTCGGAGTTCGGAACGCTTTCATAACGCATTCTGAGGTCGTCGTCTGCAACGATGACATTGTGTTTACGCCGACGACGTGGGAGACGCTCCTCGCTGACGTCGCGCACCTGCGGGCAAACATCGCGGATCTCGGCTGGGTCGCGACCCGGTCAGACTTCGCACGCGGTGGGCAAAACATCCGTATCGGTCGCGGTCAGATCAACTTCCTGCGCTACGAGTCAGAGCAGCACATCCTACAGACTGACATCATCGCGCCAATCTGCGCGTGGATTCACCGGGACGCGTGGATCGACTTCCCGCCGATCAACTGGTTTTCGGACGACGTGCAGTGCCTCGAAATGGGGCGGCAGCACTTCATCTCTCGCGCCTACGTTCACCACGTCGGAAGCCAGACGTGCGGCATGGACGCGAAGAAGTGCATGGACGATGCGGAGCCGTGGCTGCGCGCAAATCGACCGGAGCTGCACGCCCGGTGGTATTTGACGAATCGCGCTTAAGTATGGCCGTCAGGGACTTTGACCCAACACAGATCAATTCCGACTTCTCCGCGATCCTCGATCAAGCCGGGATCGCGTTCACCTATCAGGGCGCGTCGATCACGGGCGTCTGGTCGTCATCGCGAAACGTGTTCTCGGACTTCGAGGATCAGCGCCGCAACGAGTCGAAGTTTACGATCTTCCTTCAGACGTCGAGCATCTCGGCGGCTCCGCAGGTCGCGCAGACGCTCGCACGGGCTGGAATCACCTACTTTATCGAGAGCGTTGCCTTCGACGCCGAGGGAACCGGATGCGAGATCGAGGTCGCAAAGGTAATTTGACGCGATGGTCTCGATTCAAACAGACGTTAGCAAACTTGAGTTCGCGCTCGCTCGTCTCGCGCTGGCGGCGAAGGTCGGGCTCGGTCCTGTCATCAAAGAGGAGGGTCGATATCTGGTGAACCTGTTTATTAAATTTACGCCGCCGAAGTCGCGCAAGGAGGGCGAAGGCGCAGTGCAGAGCGACATGGCAAATCTCGCTATTCCTTTGAGCTATCCCGAACTGGAAGCAAAGGCTGGGAAGAAGGGATTCTACAGGTCATTGGCGAAGTACGTCCGCAATCGCGAGACCGAGAAGCTCAAGCTCCTTTTCCAGAATCCAAACTTCAAGTTTTTCCACGGTCGGCAGATGCTCGCGAACGTGGACGAGATCCGACGCGCTCACCGGCAGCGGCAGAATCGTCGCGGGAGGATTCCAAAGGACACGAACATGGCCGCGTATTCGTCCGACATGAAGGAGTTCTCGAAGGAAATCCGTGGCCGCGTCGGCTGGACGGCGTCTGGCTGGATTCCTGCGGCAAAAGCTACAGGCGCACCGTACAAGAAATTCTCGGATCGCTTCGGCGGCAAGGCTGGCGTGGTCACATCAAGCTTCGTCGGCGAAAATCCGTTTATCGTCGCGGTCAATCGCAACGTAAAAATCCCGAACTATCAGCGCATGATTGACGCGGCGGTCGCATCGCGCACTCGCACAACTCTACTCAAGATCGACCGCGTGCTCGCGAACCGAGCCGTAAATCTCGGCTTCACACGAGTCGGAGGCAAATCACTACCCATCGCAGCATGAGCACACGCACACAAATCAGAACCAATACCGCTACCGCGCTCACCTCCGCGCTCGTGGTCCCGACGGCAAACATCCTGCGCGGGCGCAACAACACCATCGCCAGCGTCAGCTTCCCGTCGGCTGCAGTATACGCCGTCACCGAGCAGATCGAGGTCCGCACGCTCGGGCCCAGCAACCGAACGCAGTACCGACAGCTCCAGCTCATGGTCGATTACTTCGTCGCCGAGAGCGGCACCTACCTTATCGACGACCTTTTTGACACCGGCTCGGCTGCGGTCGAGGCGGCGGTGCTCGCGGACGTGACGCTCTCCGGCGCATGCCGCGACCTGCATTTGACGAATGTGGAATATATGATCGAACCAGACGAGGACCGGCGCTGGGGAACGGCTCGTCACACTTTCAACTGTATCTATCTAACCAACGACTAATATGGCAACTTATCTGGGCCGGGAGGGGCTCGTCAAAATTTCCTCCACCACCATCGGCGAGTTGAGAAACTACACTTTGACCCACACCTCCGACACCGTCGAGGACAGCGTGATCGGCGACACCTACCGCACGCGCAAAGCGTCGATGAAGTCGTGGAGCGCGACGGCTGATCTGTTCTGGGATGAGGGCGACGCGGGTCAAATCCTGATCACCATTGGCTCGACCGTGACCCTGAACCTTTATCCCGAGGGCGCTGCGGCGTCTGACACCTACTACAGCGGCTCGGCTATCGTCACGCAGTTTAATCCCACCGCGTCCTATGACGGCCTTGTCGAAGCCTCGGTCGCGTTCGAGGGTAACGGCGTGCTCTCGACTCTGACGGTCTAACGTAAGCAAAAAACACAACACACACATGGAAGCCATTGATCTCGTCCGCGAACACTTCAACAGCCTCGGCACGAAACGAATCGAGGTGCCCGAGTGGAAGCTCGTGATCTACTCCGCGCCGATGACCCTCGCCGAGAAGAATCGAGTCTACAAGAAGAGCGTCGCAAGCGACATGGACCTGCTCGTCGACATCCTGATCATGAAGGCGACCGACGAGGCTGGAAAGAAATTGTTCACCATCGAGCACCGTCCAACGCTGCTCAACAAGGCGGACAGCAACGTCGTGGCACGGGTCGCGAACGAGATCATCAGCTCGGACTCGCCGAAAGTTGACGAGCTAAAAAACTGATCGACGGTGACGACGGAGCCGACCTCGTCGCCGTCTACGCAATCGCGGAACGTCTCGGCAAATTCGCTCACGAAGTCCTCGCGATGCCAGCCGACGAAATGCACGGCTGGCTCGCTTACCTGAACCACAAATCTCGACTGCAAAAAGCTCATGGCTGAAGCGACATTTACACTGCGGGCGGTGGACGCGACGAAGCAGGCTTTCGCGAGCGTTCAGAATAACTTGTCGAGCATCAACAGAACGACAAAAAGCGTATCGAGCGGGATCAAGGGCTTTTTAGGAATCGGAGTGGTCGTAGCCGCTTTGGGGAAAATCGCGAACACGATGCGAGAAGTAGAAGCGAAGGGGAAAGAATTCGGTCTGACTGCCAGCGAGATCGACAACATTTCAGCTGCCACATCGAAGCTCGACGGATTGATGATGGGCCTCAAGACGACCGTCGCTTTGACTTTTTCATCGCTCATCAATCTTTTTTCGGCAGCTCGTACAGAGGCAGACGAGTTTAATATGAGGTTCGCAACAGGTGCTCCCTTAATCGACGCCTCAGCGAAACGCGTCAACGAACTCAAGAAGCAGTTCGACAATCTCGGCAAATCAGAGGGCGCACTTTTTAATGAAACAGAAGGAAAGATCTCCGATCTTGTGCGAGAGGCTGGCGCAATTTTCCAAAGCGATCCTGTTGAGTCGCAGAATAAGCGAGAGCAGGCCGTCGTTTTACAGATAGAAAACAGAAAGCGTCAGATCGCGATGGAAAAGGAGTATCAAAAGGTTTCCCAGCAGCTAGGAGGAGTTCAACAGTCTATGCGTGATGAACTTTCAATTGCGGAACAAATTTCAGACGCGAGAGATCGGCAAGCCACTGCGCTGATTCAATTAGGGAAAGAGTATAATATAGACGCGAGAACGATGCAAATAGAGAAGTATTCCGCCGCTACTTTGGAGCTGAACGGTCTTCTTAAGGAACAATCACGCGTCGCAATGCAGGCGGGCGAAATGATCGCCTTTGGATTCGAGGACGCGATCTTGTCCGGCGAGAAACTCAGCACCGTCTTGAAGCAGCTCGGCCTCGATCTCGTGCGCCTCGTTTTTCAAAACGTCGTCACCGCTCCGCTCGCAAGCGGTGTTGGTAACCTTATTAGCAAGGCTCTGTTCCGCGCCGACGGTGGTCCCGTTTCGAGTGGCAGTCCTTACATCGTCGGCGAACGCGGTCCCGAGCTATTCGTGCCCGGCTCTAGCGGCTCCATCGTCCCGAACGACGCGATGCGCGGCGGCGGCGGCGGCGGTCCCTCGGTGAACATCACCTACAACATTGCGGCAGGCGTCACGAGGTCTGAACTCGGGCCAATACTCGAATCTGAACGCAAACGCCTCAAGGCCGAGATTCCCGACATGGTCCGTCGCGGCGGAGCGTACCGCGCAGCGTTCGCATAACCCGTCATGGCAATCTCCTATCCACTCACCCCACCGGCTGCGCTCGAAGCGTCGAGCCTCTCGATCACGGGCATCAGCGCGACCTCGCGCAACGTGTCGCCGTTCACTCTACAGACTCAGCAATACAACTGGCCGGGTCAGGGCTGGCTCGGGAGCGTAGAGTGCCCGCCAATGCAGCGCGCGGAGGCGGAGCAGGTGCTCTCGTTCCTACTCTCGGCGCAGCGCGGCACGTTCTATTTTCAGGACTACGCAAACCCCACCGCTCGTGGCAACGTCACCGGAACGCTGACCGTGTCGAGCGCGACGGCGAACACGACCACCCTCGGGATCAGCGGAGCGACTGGCAGCTTCGCGGTCGGCGACTGGATTCAAATCTCGACCTCGCTTTACAAGGTGGTGCAGGTCAACTCGTCGTCATCGGTCGATCTCTTCCCGGTCTTGCGCGCCTCCTACGCTGGCGGCACGGCGATCACCTACAGCAGCGCGAAGGGCGTGTTTCGGCTCGCTGAATCAAGCACGCAGTGGAGCATCGATCTCGCGAAATTCTACACGATCAGCTTTAGCGTGGTGGAGGACGTCGCCTAATGAGCATCACGACCGCAGGACGCTCTCTCAGCAACGACATGACGACGCAGGTCAGCGCGTCGCAGCTCTCTCCGATCATCCTCGTCAGCCTTTCGTTCTCAACGCCGGTCAACCTTTGGAGCGGGTACGGAACGATAACCTACAACGGCACCGGCTACCTCGGGATCGGCACGCTCGGTACGATCTCTCCTATCGAGGAGACGACGGACCTCGCAGCGCGCGGGATCACGATGCAGCTCTCGGGCGTGCCGACGGCGCAGATCGCGATTGCGCTCACCGAAAACTATCAGGGCAGGGAGTGCTCGATCTTGTTCGCGGCGATGGCGAGCGACGGCACGCTCGTCTCGACGCCCGTGACCGTGTTCTCGGGGCGCATGGACGTGATGACGATCAACGACGACGGAGAGCAGGCGATCATCGGCATGAGCGCCGAAAACAAGCTCGTGGACTTCCGCCGCCCGCGCGAGGTGCGTTACACCGACGAGGAACAGAAGGCGCTTTTCCCGACCGACAAGGGGCTGGAGTTCGTCAACGCGATTCAGGAAAAACAAATCTACTGGGGCAACGCGAAGTTCAGCTCATCGGTCATGAGCAACGGCGGCGGCAACTACGAGAACACGACCTACGAATGACCGCTCGCCGAGACAACTGGCCGGACCTGCTCGCTGCGTACATCGAGGAGAGACGGAACGCGCCTTTTGCGTGGGGCTCAAACGACTGCTGCCTCTTTGCGGCGGACTGGGTGGAGCTCTGCACGGGCAAAGATTACGCCGAAACGTGGCGCGGTAGCTACTCGTCGGGGCTCGGTGCGGTGCGCATTCTCGACGAAGCTGGCGGCGTCGAGGCTTTGGTCGATGCGTTGCGCCTGCACCGCGTCGCGCCGCAGCAGGCGAGGCGCGGCGACATCGTTGCACAGCAAGCTGGGGGCGGCATAACGCTCGGAATTTGCATCGGTCCGACGACAGTCTTTGTCGCGAAGACTGGTCTTGTTTTTATGCCGATTTCTAACATCGAGACCGCGTGGAGAATTTAATATGCCGCAAGCAATTCCAGCTCTGATCACTGCTGCTGTTGCCGCAGCAAAAACGATAACACTCACGGCGTTTGTAAAATTCATCGCGGTCACGGCTGCGTCGATGGCTGCGTCGAAGCTCCTCGCGCCGAAGCCTCCCAGCTTCGCAGACAGTTCAATAGCAAGCCGGTCGCAGATGGTGCGCTCTCCGATCTCGGCGCGCAACGCGGTGTATGGTCGCTGCCGGGTCTCTGGATCGGTGGTGTACATGAGCACGACCGGGAGCACGAATCAATATCTGCACATGGTGGTCGCGCTTGCAGGCCACGAGATCGAGGAGATCGAAGAAATCTACTTCAACGACGAACTGGTGCCGCTCGTGAGCAACACGCCGACCGGCTTTTACAACGGCGTGGCGCGGGTGAACAAGCACCTCGGCGAGTCGGGACAAACTGCCGACTCCGATCTTGTGACCGACACGTCCGCGCTCGTCGATGGCAAGTGGACGAGCGACCACAAGCTGTCCGGCATCGCTTACGTTTACGTGCGCCTGACGTGGGACACCGAGAAGTTCCCGAGCGGAATTCCGAACATCTCTGCCGTGATCAAGGGGAAGAAAGTCCTCGATACGCGCACGAGCACGACGGCCTACTCCGCGAATCCTGCGCTTTGTCTCCGCGACTATCTCACGGACTCCGCGCTCGGCATGGGCATGAGCGCGACCGAGATCGACGTGACCGCGATCAACGCGGCGGCGAACATCTGCGACGAGCAGGTGCAGATCCTCCCGGTCTCGCCGGTCGTGTATGAGAACCGCTACGAGTGCAACGGCGTGATCGCGACCAGCGCGTCGCCTGACGAGAACATCGGCAAGCTACTCTCCGCGATGGGCGGTCTGATCGCGTACTCTGGCGGCAAGATCGTAGCCTACGCGGGCGGGTATCGTATCCCGACCGTGACCCTGAACGAGAAGCATTTCGTCGGACCGCTCAACGTGCAGACGCGCACGAGCGCACGCGACCGGGTGAACACCGTCAAGGGCGTGTACGTCAGCGAGACGAACGCATGGCAGGTCTCGGACTTCCCTTCGATCTCGTCCGCGACCTACGTTACCGCCGACAACAACGTGAAATTTATCCGCGACGTTGTGCTCCCGTTCACGACCTCGCCCAGTTGCGCGCAACGCCTCGGCGTGATCGAGCTGCGACGCGCCCGCGAGGAGATCACCTTCACCGCGCGCTTCCGGCTAGAGGCAATGCAGGTCCGCGCCGGTGACACGGTGATGATCACGAACGCAAAGCTCGGCTGGTCCGCGAAGGTGTTCGAGGTCATGGAGTGGAACTTCGCCAGCGACGGAAATCCGCCGCAGCTCTTCATCGACATGACGCTGCGCGAGACGGCATCGAGCGTTTACTCGTGGACGGTGGCCGACGAAATCTTTGTGGCGGATTCTGCGAACACGACGCTGCCTGATCCGTTCACGCTCGACGCTCCGACAAACCTTGTCCTGACGGCAGACGGCACGACGCAGCTCATTCAGGCCGACGGCACCGCGCTACCTCGCATCAAGGTCAAGTGGACGCCACCGTCCGAGCAGTTTATCCAGAGCGGCGGAGCGGTCGTCATCGAGTACAAGCCGACCGCGAGCACGACCTATCTAACATGGAGCCGAGTCGAGGGCACGCAAGACGAGGACTACATCAGCAGCGACGTGAAGATCGGGACGGCGTACAACGTGCGAATCTTCGGCGAGTCATACTTCAAGGTGACTACCGACTACGTCACGGCGTCGATCACGGTCGTCGCGGACAACACCGCACCGGCTACGCCTAGTGGACTCGTTGCGTCAGCAGGCACCGGGCAGGTGGTAAGCCTCGACTGGAATGACAACACCGAGCCGGATCTAGGCGACTACGGCGTTTGGCGCAACACGTCGAACACGCCGTCCACCGCGACGCAGATCGCACGAGTGCGGGCGTCTCGCTTCGTGGATGTGACCGTGACCATCGCGACGACCTACTACTACTGGGTGACGGCTTACGACCGGCTAGAAAATCAAAGCGCGAAGAGTACGGTGTCGAGTGTTGCTCCGACCGCAATCGGATCGGCTGACATCGCTGACCTTTCGATCACAACCGCGAAGCTCGCCGACAACGCGGTGACGCAGATCAAGCTGCTCGATGCAATTGTCTCGAACGCGAAGCTGGTCGACGGCGCGGTCAACGCGGTGAAGATCGCGACCGGAGCGATCACCGAGATCAAGATCGACACGTCAGCGGTGACTGCGGACAAGATCGCGGTCAGCGCCGTGACGACCACGAAGCTCGCGGCCAGCGCGGTCGAGGCTGACAAGATCGCAGCGAACGCGGTCGTGGCCGGTAAGATCGCTGCCAACGCAGTGACAGCCGGAACGATCGCGGCAAACGCCGTAACGGCTGGGACGATTAACGCGGGCGCGGTGACGGCGGGAACCATCGCGGCAGGCGCGGTCACGGCGACGACCATCGGCGCAAACGAGATCATCACGAACACGGCGAACATTGCCGACGCGACGATCCTGTCCGCGAAGATCGCGTCGCTTGCGGCCAACAAGATCAGTGCCGGGACGCTGAACGCGATGACGTTGACAGCGGCAAAGACAGCGACCGACACGGAGTTCTTCAACACGGGCACGACAAACTCAACCTTCCCCTCGGTTGCGTATCAGCAGCACGAGGACAGCACGGTGCGTACTAGCCTCGGCGTCAGCGGAACAGTCGTGCCGCTTACAACCTTCTATGGCTGGGCTACAGGGACGGGATTCGTGAACGACCGCTACGGCAAATCGAACATGAATTTTATCTCGATGTGCAACGCTGGCGGCACCGTCGCGACCGGCTCGTACCTCGATCTTGAAATCGTATACCAGCTCAACGGTGGCGCGGTCGTGCAGGTCACCCCATTCGCTTCGCGTGCGCTCGACGACAACGGATCGCTGAATCTTTCTGGCGGTCTGAACCTGACGGGACTCACGAGCACCGATCAGGTGACCTTCGGCATCCGTGCAAAGTCGGACGACAACACGACTTCGCTCAACGTCGTTAGCCTTGTGACACTCGCGATCAATGTATGACGCGGCTGAAATCACATCGAGCCTCTGTGCAAGAGGAAATCGATATGATCTTTGACGACGATGAATTCGACTACCCGGAGTTTCTTCGGCTGATCACATGACCACAAAAAACAAGCAGTGGAGTTTCGAGGAAGTCTCCCGCAACGTCCACCGCTTCGCGGTCGATCTGCGTCACGTCGGCGACGAGCAGTACTTCCTTTTGCAGAGCGACGTGCACTGGGACAATCCGCATTGCGACCGCGCGATGCTCAAGCGGCATCTCGATCTTGCACTCCAGCGCAACGCGCCGGTGATTGATGTCGGCGACTTCTTCTGCGCGATGCAGGGCAAGTTCGACAAGCGTTCAAATAAGAATGACATTCGCGCCGAGCACCAGAAGGGCGACTACCTCGACGCGCTGGTAAAAACGGCAGCGAGTTACCTCGAACCCTACGCGCCGATCCTGACCATGCGAGGGTGGGGCAATCACGAGACCGCGATGCTCAAGAATCACGAGACTGATCTGACCGAGCGGCTCGTCGAGCGATTGCGCGCGAAGGGCGCGGCGAACATTCGGCACGGAGGATTCTCCGGCTTCATCCGATTCAGCGTCACCCTGCGCGGGACGCGAAACGACGTGCTCACCTATCACTACCACCACGGCTACGGCGGCGGCGGACCTGTGACTCGCGGCGTCATCCAAACGAATCGCATGGCGGTGTATCTCGCTGACGCGGACATCGTGCACACGGGTCACACACACGACGCGTGGCAAGTATCCATTTCTCGAATACGCCTAAACATTTCAAACGTCGTGGAGCACACGAGGCAAGTCCACGTTCGCACCGCCGGGTACAAAGAGGAGCACGGCGATGGATACGGCGGCTGGCACATCGAGCGAGGCGGACCACCAAAGCCGGTCGGCGCTGCGTGGCTGAGGCTCTATCATGTCACGGGCGGCAAGGTTGATTTTGAGATCACCGAGGCACGGTGACGGAATTTCGAACAGTCCTAAGTCTTTGATAATCAAAGGATAGGGCGAGCGTCTGTTAAAATGTGCGAATAGTCTTTACCCGGGAAGCGGATCATGTAGAGTCATGGTATAAGAGGGAATTAACCCTCGCAACCGCACACATGAAAAACACGATCAAGACCCGCACTGTTCAGTTCTCCTACGGCCTCGTCAAAGACGCCTCGCTCAAGGTTCCGGTCGGCAGCTACTGCATCCACGACATCGTCGTTCTCATCCGCGAGAGCTACCTCGACTGGGCGTTCCGTCCTGAAAACAACACCTTGATGTCGGACGAGGTGCTGACCAGCAGCATCGGTCAGGCGCACTTCGTAGCCGGTGCGCTCGGAGGCTACAAGCCGCGCATTTCCGCCGAGACATACTGGATGGTCGAGGAGAGTGTCAAAGACGATTGGTCGATGGCGATGGCCGTTGCCCGCTACCGGATGCCCGGTGCGACGCTCGGAGAGATATATCTCCGCGCCAGCAAGAATGAAGTCCTTGACGATTACACGCGCAAGAACCTCGCGATCATGGCGAGTCCAGAAGTTCAGGCGATGCTTGCCTAACCAATCTCACCCCGGCGGGGAAGTCACTAACCCGCCAACCTCAACACACACACATGACAATCATAACGACAGAGTACGAGGTGCGCGCCCTCGATCAGCACGGCGACGCGCAGGACGTCAGGCAGTACGAGACGCAAGCCGAGGCACTAGCAGACGCGCCCGCCGTCCTCGGAGGCGAGATCACCGGCTGGGTCGTCGAGAAGCACGTCACGCGCGCTCCGGCGCATTGGTTCCCCGAGCCGAGCATCTACACGACCATCGCGACCGGCGGGAGCCGCGAGGCTCTCGTCGAGGGCGGCTGGCTGGTCGCGCAGGAGGTGGCGTCATGAGCCGGTACACCGCTGGATGGACGGCCTGCGATGGGGCAGAGGACATGAGCCCCGAGGTCGAGGGCGCGTGCGACCGGCTCGCCCGCGAGATCGCCGCTCTTTACCACTCCATTCCTGACAATATGGACGAGCGTTATCAGCAGCGCCTTGAGTGCGGCTACGAGGCCGTCTGCGAGGATCAGGGTCACGACGCCGCGCGCGCGTGGCTCGACGGCATGAAGAAGAAGACCCGCAAGGTCTGGGGCGAGATCGAGGTGCTGGAAGAAATGCTCGCGCAGCGCGGAGCACGACTCCGCGACCCGTACGAGCATCACAACGAATTCGCCGAGATGTACCGTCGGATGGACAGCTAACCAAACCCAACCCGCGCCCGAGGTCACTAAGGGCGCATTTC